TTAATAGTTTCTGACCCACATAACATGATCGATGCTCCAACAGTATCATTAGATGAGTTTTGTTCTTATTGGAAAGACAGATTAGTTAATAGAGAAAAAACACAATTAAATATTTCATTTACTTGGATCGCTGGAGTAATGGAATCTAATAATGACTTTATGGATGTATCTAGCTTTAGACCAAAAGTAATTGAGTTTAATACAAAGATTAGAAACCTATCTAAAAGAAAACCATTAAACATTTATATTGGGGTTGATAAAACTCATAATAATGTTGAAGGAATTACTAAAAAATCTATAGAAAATTCTATTTTCAAATCCTATTCACATGGTGGTGGGACTGAAATTTTCCGTTTTGAACCCGAAATTAAATATCTAGATGTTGATAAAATAGCTGAATATACTAGACCGTATGCAAATCAATCCACTTGGTTTACTTACAGTCGATTCCTTATTCCATATCTAGAAAATTATGAAGGGTTCAGTATGTTCCTTGATGATGATATATTCTTTACAAGAAATCCATTAACAATGTTCTATTTCCTCAATCCTGATGATGCAGTTGCATGTATTCAATACCCTCATTATGAACATGATGACACTAAGTTTGATGGTGAAGTTAATATTGACTATCCATGTAAACTATGGTCTAGTTTAATGTTCTTTAATAATGGACATGAAGACTGTAAGAAGTTAACACCTGAGACTGTAAATACATGGACAGGTAAACAATTACATCAATTTGAATGGACGGATAAGCTTAGTAAGATACCTGAGAGGTTCATTTTTACGGAAGGATATGATAATATCGAAGAGAAATGGGATTATTCGGGTATACATTATACAAGAGGTGGCCCTTGGATAGACACTATGGACACTTCACATATTAGCAAATTAGATGAATATACGGCTATTAAAAACGCAATAAATATGGTATAATAGTATAATTAAGTGAATATAGGAGTATATTATGTTAACAGTAGGTGATGAATTTCCACAATTTCTCTCAGCAGGAGTGAATGGTGGTAATGAAATAGTGGATGTAGGTAATGGGTTCGTTGAAGGATGGGCTGTATATTACTTTTATCCAAAAGATTTTACTTTTATTTGTCCAACAGAGATCGCAGAAATGGATCGATTGGTAGATGAAGGTGTTGAAGTATACGGCTTCAGTGGGGATAATGAGTTTTGTAAACTTAACTGGAAAGAGAGTAATGATTTAATATCAAATATTAGACACTCTTTAGTTGCAGATACAGGATTACATTTGTCTGACGAATTAGGAATTATCGATCATGATAATGGTGTATGTTATAGAGCAACATTCATCGTTGATCCTGATAATATAATACAACATGTATCAGTAAATGCTCTAGATACTGGTAGAAATGCAGATGAAGTTATTAGAACCCTTCAAGGATTACAAGCAGGTGGTCTTACAGGGTGTGCTTGGACGCCAGGCCAAGACTTTGTTGCATAGGGGAAAGAATGAACGCTTTAGTTTTTGATAATGACGGTAATCTATTCATAAGAAAAGAGAGTGGATTAGAATATACATTTGAAAATGTAGATGCACCAGCTTTAGGTTTTGAATATGCAATGGTTGTATATGATGAAGATGAGTTTAAAGTTGTTAAATGGGATGGAGATAAACCTCTTGAAGAACAACAACAAGAACCATTGACTGAGGATGACAAAGAATTGTGTGAACAATATATTGCAAACTCAGAACCACCTGAGGGTGTTTCTTTGCAACTTCAACATGTCCAAAGACTTCAAGATACGGTTCATGAACATATTACAAGAATGTCGGATGATTATGGATTTAATGATTTTATTATGGCGATTTATGCTGGTAGAGAAGGATCAAATCATCCATATAGATCAAATGCAAGAAGAGTATTAGAGTTTGCAGATGCACAAAACACTGTCCTTGCAGAAGTGACTGCAGAAATTCATACAACAAGAGAAGACTTCTTAAAACCATTTGAAGAATATGTAAACATGTTACCATTGCCAGTCAGCTTACCTGATCATCCTAGTTAGGAGTATAAATGGTTGAGGTAGTTCATATTGATAAACCTTTTAAACTAACAGCAGACGATTTTCCTTTAAAGAAAATTTATGTGTTAGATAATTGGTTATGCACTGAATTACATCATTGGTTTGATGAGTGGGTTTCTCAAAGAGGAATTTGGTCAAAAACAAATCAAGTAAATTCTACCAGTCCAACAGGTTTACCACACCATAGTTTATGGGGTGCAAGTTTTTTTAGAAATGATTATAGAGTAGAACCTGATGTTAACCCTTCTGATACCTATTTTATAAAGTTTCTTTCTAGAAGACTTGAAACAGAATTTGGGTTTATGTGGACTCGATTTCAATATGCTGGAATGAACTCTCAAACCATGGGACAACAAGGAACTACTCATGCTGATTGTGATCAGGACGATGAATGGAATTTATCCTTTCTCTATTATCCCAATAGATTTTGGAATCCACATTGGGGTGGAGTCCTGAGAATGTATGATGATAGTCCCCAAGAGGGCATAGAAGGAAGAGAAGAACACATTAATAAGCATCAAATTGCAGAAGTAGAATTTAAACCAAATCGTCTTCTTATGTTTGATGGAAGAATACCACACGGTGCAGATGCACCTGATTCAAAAGCAAGATATATAGATAGGAGATCACTGGTAATAAGAGGAGATGAAGTTCGTCTTCCCGAAACTAAAGAGTATTATTATGCCTACGATAGAGTTCACAACTTATAGTGAAGACACAGTAAAGAACTTTAAACCAGTTCTTGCAGCTTCAGTTAAACCCGATTGGTGGAAACGAATGAGGGTTCAAGAAATTGTGCAAGGACAACCTGTTCATACTATTCGTGCTTGTCCAGCAATGGATGATTGGACAAAGATGGGATGGTATCTTCTTTCAAATAGAGATATAGGAGTGATCAATGGTGTTAATTCAACAGACGATGATGATGTAAAATTCACCACGGTAGATTTCACTGCAGAAGGTTATAATTCTTCAACTCATCCATTAGTGCAGTTTGGTAATGTTTTCAATTACTTAGAACCACATGATGCACCGATTAAAGACGCATTCAAGATGAAAAACCCATGGAACATTAAAACTCCAAAGGGATATTCTTGTTTTTACCTCGACCCATTTATGCACCAAAATAAATATTTTAGAGCATTTCAAGGTATTATTGATACAGATACTTTTAATAACAATATCGATAATGCACAAATAATCTTTTATCCTATTGCTCAAGAGTCATTTATTATACCAGCAGGAACACCTTTGTGTCAGATCATTCCTTTTAAACGAGATGAATGGATAGGATCATATCAATTAAGAGATCATGAAGAGTATATGAAAATGGAATCAAACATTACATCACCTTTTGATTCAGATGATCTTACTGCAAGACCAATGCCTGAATGGAATAGATTAGCTGCAGAAGGAACGAATGAGTCTGTTAAGTTTCATTTAGGTTCATATAGAAGATATGGATATTGGACAGAGAAGTCTAAATTATTTAATGAAGGTGAACCACCAGCTGAGTGTCCAGCACATCAATCAGATGAAAAACAAATGGAACTTGATTTAGATGAAAAAAAATATACAAGACCACAAAATCAATTTCCAGCAACGGATAGGGGTGGTTAATTATGGCAGTTAGATTATTATTCCCAACATTTATATTTCATAGAAACTTAATACAAGAAGATATACCTGATAAACTTTCACAGGAATATCTCGATTTACTTGTCAGAGAAATTGATCAGATGAGAAGAAAAGACCCTAAAGGTAGACAAATTTCAAACGCATATACTGGTTGGCAATCTAATGACGGATGTGACAGTCATCCATCCTTTGTAACCCTTGTTAATAGAATTGAAAACACTTTCCGTGAAGAGGTTTTACCGTTCCATGGAATAACAACGGAATCAGGTCATAGAATGAAAATTAAAGTTGGGAACATGTGGGCTAATGTAAATGATAAGAGTGCATGGAATAAACCACATTTACATAATGGTTGTTGGTATAGTGGTGTCTTTTACATTAAAGCTGATGGTGATGAAGGTGAATTTGTTGCATTAGACGCTATGCCTAAGGTAGTTAATGATCATCCATCATGTGAACGAACTAGAGAAAGTTATGAGTTTCCACCAACCACTGGACAGTTAGTTCTTTTTCCAAGTGCTTTGATGCACATGGTAGCACCAAATCTAACAGATAAAGACAGATATAGTATTTCATTTAACTGTCTTGTTCAAAATCATACAGACAAATATCACGGTGAAATTCAAGATTGGGATGAGAATGAGTTTTGTTTTGATCTAGACGAAAGGGGCAATCCAATATTCAGATCATCTAAATAGATGTATGGAACTTGTAGTAAACGCAGAACTCATTTGGAACATCTTATTAACCCTTATTATCGCTCCCCTAGGTTTTTTAGTCAGACAGTATATTTCTGAGGTTAAGAGATTAGACATCTTGTTAAACAAAACGAGAGAAGAGGTCGCACGCGAATATGTTACTAGAGACCAAATAGAAAAAGAGTTCCAACGAATCATGGAAGTCATTGATAGAATTGATGGTAAGATAGACCGACTTCAAACGAAAACATATTTCCAAGACTAAAATAACTATAAATAGTAATAGACACTTTAACAGGGAACTATTACTATGGCCAGTCCAAATAGCAAAGCAACACTAAAAGAATACATCAAAAGAAGACTCGGAGCTCCTGTTCTAGAAATCAATGTCGAAGACGACCAATTTGATGATAGAATGGATGAAGCACTACAATATTTTAGAGAGTATCATTATGATGGTTCTATAAAATGTTATTTAAAACATAAACTTACTTCATCTGAAATTACTACGATGGGGACTAATGAGACTCATACCGAAACAGTTGCTGGAACTCACGCATACAACGCTCAAACCGTTGAAGAACAACAAAACTATGTCGTATTACCTGAGTTTGTCCTTTCAGTGATTCAAGTATATCCATTTAATGATAAACACAATTTAAACATGTTTGATCTTAGGTATCAACTTAGATTAAATGACATCTATGATCTTACTGCAACCAATATTCTACACTATGAAATGGTGCAACAACAGATTTCATTATTAGATCAAATCTTAGTTGGACGAGCTCCAATAAGATACAATATGCACTCTAATAGATTGTATATTGATATGGATATGGACAGTGTGAATGCAGATGAATATATCTTGATAGAAGCATACAGAAAAATTGACCCAACAAATATGACTGATGTTTACAACGATATGTGGTTGAAAAGATATGCAACAGCATTAGTTAAATTTCAATGGGGTGAAAACTTATCTAAATTCTCAGGAGTTCAACTGCCAGGCGGAGTTGAATTGAATGCAGAACAAATGAAAACAGAAGCTCAAGAGGAGATCACACGATTAGAGGAAGAGTCTAGATTAAATTATGAGTTGCCTGTTCTTGATATGATAGGATAATTAAATGCCAACAAATGTTTTTTTTAACCATGCAGTAAATACTGAACAACATCTTTATGAAGATTTAGTTGTTGAGTCTTTACGAATCTATGGTCATGAATGTTATTATCTTCCAAGAAATGTAGTTGAAGAGGACACAATCCTTGGTGAAGATATACAATCAACTTACGGTGATGCCTATTCTGTTGAAATGTATATAGAAAATGTCGAAGGATTTGAGGGTGAAGGTGATCTATTCAGTAAGTTTGGTGTTCAAGTTAGAGACCAAGCAACATTTGTTATATCATTAAGAACATGGGAAAGATTTATTTCCCTTGACGGAAATCTTGCAACATCATTAAGACCTAACGAAGGAGATATAATTTTCTTCCCAATGTCAGGTTCAGTTTTTGAAATTAAATTTGTAGAACATGAAAATCCATTCTATCAAGTTGGTAAACTCTTTGTATTTAAGATGCAATGTGAATTGTTCGAATACAGTGGTGAAGATTTCGATACAGGTATTGAATCAATAGACATCGTTGAAGATGAACAAGCATACACAATTCAAATGAACATGGCAGATGGTGGAAGTGGTGCATACACATTAAATGAAAATCTTACACTCAGTGGTGTGGTTGTTGGAGAGGTGGTTGCATGGAGAGCTGATACTCGATTACTTACAATTAAAGATAACACTAAGACACTTCAAGTTAATGATGTTCTTGTGGGTGCATCATCAACTGCTAGTTACACCATTCAAACCATCACAGATGTATTAACAATGGGTAATGATGCAATGTCACAAAACAAAGAATTTGAGGATAAAGATACTTCTTATCTAGACTTTAGTGAAGTGAATCCGTTTGGAGAACCGTAATGTTCGGCACATATTTTTATAACGAAACTTTTAAACGAGCAGTGTCCATCTTTGGAACACTGTTTAATAACATATCTATTAAGAAAACAAAATCAGATGGAACTGTTCTTGCTGAGAACAAAGTTCCTATTTCATACGGCCCTAAACAAAAATTTTTACAGAGACTTGCAGAAGAACCTGATTTCAATAATAGAACTGCAATCAGTTTACCTAGAATAACATTTGAGATGTCAGGGATCGAATACGACCCTTTAAGACAACAAAATAAACTTATTAGAGAAGCAAAAGCAAATTTAGAAGCAGGTGATGCAACTAAAAGAGGATACCAATATAATCCAGCACCATACAACATAAATTTTACTTTGTCAATACTTGCAAAGAATGTAGTTGATGCACTTCAAATAACAGAACAAATACTTCCTTATTTCCAACCCGAATATACTGTCGCAATGAAGATGGTAGATGCAATGAGTGAGGTAAGAGATGTTCCTATAGTGTTAACAAGTGTCGCAATGGAAGATACTTATGAGGGCTCTTTCGAAGAGAGACGAGTTATTGAATATACATTAGAATTTCAAATGAAGTTATACTTCTTTGGCCCAGTTTATACTGGTCAAATTATTAAGAGTGTTATTGAAAGAGACTATGTTATAGGTAGTCAGAATACAGGATTCACCACATCAGAAATTAGTGACGCTGGATTGGTTAAAGAAGTTAAACATTATGAACCAGCATTCCAAGAAACTACATCTACTGCAGTATCCAACTCTACTACAGTAGCTTTTGCAACTGCAATAAATAGTAAGATAAGTGTAAACGATGAAATATTTGGCACTAACCTAACAACTAACCCAACGGTTAGTGCTATAGCAGGAAATAAACTGTCTATTACAACAAGTGCAGCTGTTACTTTAGATGCAACAACTAAACTTAAATTTGTAGGTTCAGTTGATCCTAGTGACACATTTGTCGTTGCAGAAACAGTGACTTTTTATGATGAAGGTGGAGTTGATGATTATGCTACTAATCTAGCAGAAGATCAAGCATAGTATGACAAAAGATATAGATCAAAAACTAGATGACATTCTAGAGATTTCCACAGATATAAAAAAAGAGGCAGCTGTAGTCAAGCTTCCTAATAATGTAGAAAAGATGGAAACTGACTACAATTATACGCGTGAGAATTTATATAATCTTGTAGAACGAGGACAAGATGCAATCGATGGTATCTTAGTCCTTTGTAAGGAAACCGAACAGCCTAGAGCATACGAAGTTGCTGGACAATTAATTAAAACAGTTGGTGAAACTGCAGAAAAACTATTAGATGTTCAGAAAAAATTAAAGGAGCTCGAGAAAGAAGACGGCAATGTTCGAACACAACATAATCATTTATATGTGGGATCGACCTCAGAACTTCAAAAATTCTTGAAGAAAAACAAACAGAATGGTTCAACCTAGGAACGCGGGTTATCTCGGAAATACCCTAATTAAAAGGGCTGGAATCGAGATAGAATATACCGAAGAGGAATTGAAAGAATACTTGAAGTGTTCTCAAGACCCTACGCATTTTATTGAAACCTACACACAAATTATATCATTAGATGAAGGATTAGTCAAATTTAAACTTCGTGGATACCAAAAAAAGTTAATAGACCACTATGATGAGAATCGTTTTAATGTGGTTCTTGCATCAAGACAAAGTGGTAAGTCAATAACATCTTGTGCATATCTATTGTGGTATT